ATTATATATGAATAAAATAAAAGAAAATGATTTATTAGTAGGTGAAAAATCCGAAAATGAAATGATTACACATTTTAGTAAATATTTTGGTAAATTAGATTTTACCGGAAAATATGATAGTTTTGATTTTTATAATGATGAATTTTATATAGAATTAAAAACAAGAAATATTAATCATAATCAATATCCAACATTATTTTTTAGTGAAAATAAATATTACAAAGGATTATATTTAATTGAAAAACATAATAAAAGAATTGTTTTTATTTGGCGATGCAATGATGGTTGCTATTATTGGGAATTAAAAAAAGATAATCATGAAAAAGAAGGATTCATAGCACTTGGCGGAAGAACTGATAGGGGAAGAAATGAAATATATAATTTATATAATGTTAAAAGTGAATTTATAAAACCATTAGAAGAATTCATTATGCCATAGACCATACCATTTTATCACTATCATAGTAATAATCATAACCTTTTTTTTCAAATATTTTAAATTTTGCATATTTATTTATATTTTCAAACCATTTGTGATGTAATTCTATAATTCTTATTAATGCACTTTTATTGTTGTCTTTTAATTGAACTTCATGTCTTTGTTCTAATTCTTTTTCAAATTTTTCTATTAATTGTTGTTGTTTTAATTTTTCACCATATGGTTTTATAATATTAATCATTTCATTACAATTACCCATAAAATATTCATTACCCTTATATAAATAAAAATGTTCTTTAAAAGTTTTTAATATTTCTTTTTCTGTCAAATTTGTATAATCTATTTCTATAAAATATTCTATAACATAATCAATACCTAATTTACCATATCCTTTTAATCTATCTAATAATTTAAATTGGTCTGTCATTCCAACTTTATAAACATTTAAATTTTCATATTTTGTTAATTTTATTAAATATATAAAACCCATTCTATTTACTAATTAGATAAAGAAAAAATATCTTTATGTGGTTTTTCTTTATACACTCAGAAAATAAAAAATCCACTACACCATTTTATGATTTTATTTATATATAAAAAACTAAAAATGGTGTAATGATGAAAAATAAAATATAAATGTAAAATATATGATAATTATTCATAAAACCTTTTCTAAAAAAGAAATATTAAAATTTATGGCTGATTGTGGAATTATTATTGAAGAAGATTTTAATAAAAATGAACTAAAAGAATATTTAACAAACTTTTTTGAAAATACTTTTAATAATAATATGTTAATCAAAAATAAATATGGTTATACTAATAAACGTGATTTATTATTCCATTTAAGAAATAAAAATAATGAAAAAGACTTAAAACCAGATGAAAAAAAAATAATTGTAAGTATTGCACGAAAAATAATTAATTTAGCAAAAAATCATTATATGTTTAATTTTTCTGAATATAATAATTTTGAAGAAGTTAAAACAGATTGTATAACTATATATCAATATGGTTATTTATCTTCTGTTAGAAAAGCCATTAAATATTATAATTATTTAGATTTAGATCATATAAATTATATTAATTGTAATAATTACAATAATAAAAAAGATATTAATTTTAAATCAAGAAAAGGCAAATTTACAATTATTTTAAATTAAGCAAAGAAGCTTGAAAACTGACCGTTTACAAGCTGTGCCGTTTTCTGTAATTCAGTCCATACATACAAGGTGTAATCTCCGGCTGCTAATGTGTTTTTATAGGTTAATTCAATACCCTTATTATTCACTCTTTCGCCACGATTTAGTCTAATAGAAGTCCAGTTAAATGCTCCTTGTAAAAAGTCTTTCTTAACGTCTCCCTCAAATGTAGCACCAGTAATCATAGCTTGACCTTCATTTGAATATTCACCACGCATAACAAATGGCACCATACCTTCTGTTTCTTTGACAGTGTGGAAAAGTAAAGCGGGATTATCCCTATCAATACTAAATACAAATCTATCATTGTATCTTAGATTGAGTGTTAATTTTTCACCAACACTAGGGGCATTTGATATGTAACCATTTAAGATTGATTCTTCACTAACTCTGGCACTCTTAACAATACCGATAATAACTTTATTTACAAGACGACCATTTCCTCCAACTTGGAATACTTGGTCTGCAAATGAAGCCTCAGTACCGGTAAAAGTTGATAAACGATAATCTACATACGAAAAACTAATACCTCCCGAATTCTGTTCGGCATATTTTGCCATCACATTGCCTTCATAGTAAATTGTGTCATAAATCATTTTAAGTTCTGTTAAATCAAGTAAATACTGATTACCGGTAGTATCGGCATTCTGAATACAAACACGTTTAGTAGTAGATTCAGTAAAAGTAAGTTCTACGTGTATTTCTTGGTCTACTCCGAACATATAGGCTGGGAGCTGATTTGATTTCAAGAAAGGGAACAAATCAGAAAGGAAAAGCGAGTAAATCGGCGATTCTGCTTTACGTCCACCATCTAATTTAGCATATGTTAAAACATCTAAATTTGTGCCATCATAACATCTACCATTAGATAAACCAAAAACGGCAGATTTTGTATCTTCTCCGTCTTCATATCTAGCTTCATGAGCGATACAACGACCATTTACGAACTGTTCGCGTTCTTTATTGCTTTCATTGGTAGTAAATAAAGACTGATAAGCAGCCAGTAAATTTACACCTTGGGTTTCACAAACAGTGGTCTGACCTATTTTTAAAGTGGCGTTTTTAATGCACGAAAAAATCCCTACACCTAATGGCACATATGCGGATTCATTACCAGTTGCGGGAATTAATGAAAAAGTAATCTTAGACATTGACGATAAAAAACCTTTACGTTGAAGAGTAAAACGTGCGAAACTATCAGAACTTACAACCGGTTCTAAAATATCAGTTTCAACACGCATAGCATAATTTGCGGGAATCTGTCCGACATCCATTAAATCTGGCACTTCATCTTGAACGTCCATTGTCTGTTGCGATGGCATATCTTGATTTTCCATTTTATATAACTATATAATATATTTTTTATTAAAACTTTTTTTTAAAAATTTTATTGAATAAAAATAAACTTTCCTTTAATATTTTTTTGTTAAAACTTTTTTCTAAAAAGTTTGTTTACTGGATTATCTGAATACCTTGTGCGTTAAATAGCATAGTCTGGCGAGATTTTACAAATAGATAAGCACTTGTAGGGTTGGCATCTGTAACCGTAGTAATCATTTGGACGCCGAATTGTTCGTTTTTGAAATTCTCACCGCTAGAATCCAGCATATCATATAGGACACCAACACCAATAGTAGCCCCCATATTAGGCATATTTCCATAAGAATTATTACCACTAGAAACAACAAAATTTCTATTGCTAGTTGCTGGGCTGACATTACTTCTTACGTGGTCGCTTTCCGGCATAATAGAACTTAAAAAGGTTTTCTGGATCTGTGGATCTGCGACGGTTACACCGCTTTGGTTTTTCGTATTTGCGTTAATGTCAAAGTGGTATGGGTGGCGCTCACCATTTTTAAGGAAAATAACTTGGTCTACGCTTCCAATAGTTCCAGCTGTTTTAAAAGATGGATAATAAGTTAAATAACCATCTTGTGCTAAATTATTAATAAATGAACTTGGAACAAAATTAATAAATGCACTAATAACATTAGATAAACCAAGATTGTATGAAATAATAGCATTGGAAGACTGAATAGTAGAATAAAGGGCTACAATGCTATTAAATGTGTAAGTTCCTTCGGTTCTTGCCATCATCTGCGACAACTGGTCTGGTGGTGGCATGTGAACCTCACAAACAATTTTAAGGTTGGTGAATTCATAAAATGCATTCTGAATGTAAGAACGTGAAGTGTCCGCATCATCAGAATAGAAAAACTGACTATCGGGAACTAATGAAATTTCACACTCAATACCCCCGAAGGAATTTTCAAATAATTCTAGTGGCTCACCTCCAAGGGTCATACCACAAGGTAATGGAATACAAAAGGAATTTGCACGATCTGAACGAATAACATTTGTTTTGAAACTATCAGCTGAATTATGAACTAAGGCACTTTCTGATAAATGACCTATGGCATCTTCACGCGATGACATAACCGGAAGGAATGAAGACATAAAACGACCATAAGAACGTATTGACTCAGTAATCTGTTTTGTCTTGGAGTTTCTCCACGTTAATTGTTCTATCGCACCATATACACCTAATTTGTGGGATGCTGTAAGAGAAGAAGCATTACCACTTGTTGGACGTGTGGTTCCTTCCGAATTAATCCAAAAGTTCAAATCACCAACAAGGCGAATGCTTGACATATCAAGTAAAGCATTTTGTGAACCAATAGTAAAACTGATTACCGGAAGACCATTACGATGACTAATACCACCCGACCGCGCAGATGGTACATTATTGGGTCTAATTTCTAGAAATTTACTAGAAGCCATTGTTTATAAACTATTAAAAGAAAATAAATAAATATCAAATTTTTAAAAAATTTATTGAATATAAAATAAACTTTTTAGAAAAAAGTTTAATCAAAAATTTAGTTGTTATAACTGAACCGATATTGTAGCACCAGAAATACGAAGGGTTCTAATGTGGTAAACAAAGCACATTAACATCTTATTTACCGATGGCGCGGTGCTTTCATTGTATACTAATTGTAATTGATTAGTCATATTCCTTAAATCCATTACACCATCTTGTAGAACATAACTTCTAGGAATTACAAAATTTCTGTTGTATTCTTGGAATGAGCGAGGAACGATTCTTGACTGGTTCAAAAATTTGTCAAGTTCCGTTAGTTGCTGTGCTGAGATACTACGTCCAAGATTAATTCGTGAAACATTAACCGGTCTTGAAGGGGTTAATTTGTCTTGTATTAACATCTGAAACGTGCTTAAATGGTCTATGCATCCAGTCAGTTTAGTGCTATTACTTCTTAAAATTGTATCTTGTCCGTATACCGCATAGTTCGCGTCTTGTTCTTGAACGTATGTTCCAATAGCTCCAATGGTCTGTGCCGATGTATAGACTGTTGCGTCAGTTGCTACAACACCAAGTGTTTTTGCTTTTGAGTTATTAAGTGGAAGATTAACGGTTGCTTGTCTATTTTCTTTTAATAGTGAATGTTTGTAATTAGTGCAACTTAAAATATCAAATTCAATTACTCCACCTTGTCTAATATTACTTAACATTCGGTTTTCGTCTTGTGGCGATAATTCAACTTGCTGTAAAACAAATTCAATATTAGAAATAGTGTAAGAAGCATCATACGAACTTGTAGCAGTCAGTGTAGTGCTTGCAATACTATTTGCGGTGTCAATGGCAGCAGAATATGCTACGAATTCATCTTGAACGATAGTACTTCCCGAATGTCCGGCAATTGAACCATTATAAACACTAGCAGAGAAGCCAACTTTTATTAATCCGCTGTCAAGTTCAATACTATCAATAACCGGATTAATGGCGGTAGTTTCGGCACCACCAGATGCACTAGACAACCAAGCATTTTGTGTAACATCCGTAGCATTACAAAATGCGATACGTTCACCAATACAAAATGGTAGATTCTTAACACTAATAATATTATTATCATTTGTAAAAAATACTTCTTTGGTTCCAGTTGTTCCGTTTGCCGTCCAATTTCCACCGCCGGAATCAATACCATGAAATACTGGGTTATGATAAGCACGACGTGTTCTAATAGCATTGTCTAACTGATGTATGCAGTATTTTGCTTCTTCTGTGTCAATTTCTATATATAAACCCCCAGTTAGAAGACAAGGGAAAATCTGATTTGATTTTGTAAAAATGCCAGAATGTAAATTGATACAACATTTAGCAGTTAAAAAGGAATCATCATTCCACACATCTGTGGATGCTTGGTTGCCTTCAACTTTTTTAAAATAAGGGTTAGTATTAGTATCTATACAATTTGAAACCGTGCAACCTTTATTACAACGATTTTCGGGGTTTGAAGTTAAGGCACCTTCTTTGACGGCACGAAGACCACGGATTGAATCATCAGAATTATAATCATATTCCATTCTTAGTTTAGTATTGTAATCTACAATTTCTTCTAATAATACACGTTCGCCATTGTTAGAATATATGCGAAGATTTTTTATTAAACAATTACCACCTAATACCGGATCTAAAACAAGTTTAGTTGGATTAGCTCCACTGGGTAATGATATTTTTACATCAAAATTAATATAACAATTTTTACCATCAATGTATTTTACATTAGAAGGTATTTCAAAATCAATTCGCTGTCCGGGTCTATAAGATAAACCATTAACAGAACTTATGGAAGTTTGGAACTGATTTATTTGTGTTTGTTCTTCATTTCTCCAATAAGACATTATATTTTATTTATAGATAAAAAATTTTTGTAAAAAAAATAAAAAAAAAATTCTAGTAAATTTATTTTATCAAAAATTCATTACACCATTTTATGATTTTATTTATATATGAAAATACATAAAA